ATATATATAATGCATTTTTTATATAAATTATTGATTATTGGATTATTGGATTTTTTATTACCTTCACTTTTAAATGTATATGATGTTCCTCAAAGTTATTATATGAATTACTTAGTATTAATAAACGTTGTATTCTTTTTTAACTTGATTTTATCATCAAAAGTTGGGGAAATGTTTACATAACAATATAACTTTCATATTTATGACTATAATTATATATTATATAATGTTTATTAATGCGGACTTCCATAGTTTAGAATCTTATGCCGAAAAAAAAATAACTGTTGTTGGGTTACTTGCGACATTTATAGGTATTATAAGTTTTCTTCCAGTATTATTGGTCGTTCATAAAACAAGAAATACAAAGAATTTTCCATATAGAACTTTATTTCTTGCGTTATCATCAAATGTATTATGGTTAACTTATGGAATATTAAAAAATTCAACAGCAACCATAATTATGGGTGTTTTATACTTTCTTATTTACACGTTTATTTTGTATAACAAGATATATTTATGAATATACATTATGCTCTTTAAGTATCCCTTGAAATGTAGAATAAAATTGAATTAAATGTGTTTCCATATATCTATATAAAATATGGAAAAACGTATAAATAAAAAGATTTCCCTGTATATACAAAATTTAAAACAAGATGTTGCTAATTATGTTGCAACACATAATAGTGGTTTAAGTAAAGAAGAAATAACAAATTATATTAATAGTTATTCTGATTTTACATTAACTTCTGAAGATTTTACAAAACGTAAGCGAATTAAAAATATAATTCCTCATTATGATCGTTGTACTGCTAAACGTGCAGATGGTATGCAGTGTACACGAAGACGTAAAAATGTAGATTTATTTTGCGGGACGCATAATAAAGGTCAACCACATGGAATTATATCAACAACTGAAATTAAACCAACTACAAAAAAGGTTATGGTATGGGCAGAAGATATAAAAGGAATTATATATTATTTAGATACCGAAAACAATGTATATGATACAACAGATGTAATTAATAACATTAAAAATCCTAAGGTTATAGCCAAATACGAAGTTCAAGAAGGAGTTTATTCTATTCCTTCATTCGGAATATAAAGGTGTAGTATCATCATTAGGTATGATTTCAGTATTAATATTAATAACTTTCATTTTTTCTATTTTAAAGAAGCGATTATATAATTTTTTTCCTTCTTTATTATATCCATTACTTTTTCGTATAGGAATTAATCTATAATGTAACGCTTTTAACATTTGACGAACTAAATTTAATAATGGCCATTTTTGATTTTTTTGCGCTGTATTTTGTAATGAAGTCATACATGATGAACTTAAATGTTGTTTTAATATAACTATATCTGGTTTAACTTGTTCATAATATTCTAAGTTTAAAAATATGTCACGTGGTAATACTAATCCATTTATTTGATAAAAATCATCAAATTGTATATTGCATTTATTCAATACTTTTTTAATAAATGTTATGGTTTCTTGCTCCATTATTAAATTATAGTGTTTATTTTATTTTAAATACTTTTAGAGACAATAGTGATTATGTAATACATATGAATTAATATTATATATAATAAAATTGATGTTCAGTTTTATTATAGACATTAATAAACAATTCAATCAACTAAAATGCCTCCAACTATTTACAATATTAACAATGCTATATTTCAAGAAAGAATAGCATCATTTGATTATGATTGGACTGTAGTAAACCCAAAAGATGGTAAAACCTTTCCAACGTCTATAGATGATTGGCAATGGATGTATCCAGATGTTCCTAAAAAAATAAAACAATATTATGAAAACGGATATATGATTGTTATTTTTACTAATCAATCTAAGAAATGGAAATGTGATCAAATTAAAATGGTAATGGAACTATTAAAAATTCCATTGTTTGTGGTTATTGCTACAGAAAAATGCGATTATAAACCAAATCCTATATTATTTACTACGCTTTTTGGAGAGTATATAATAAATAAAGAAGCCTCTTTCTTTGTTGGGGATGCACTTGGAAGAAAAACAGATTATTCTAACAGTGATAAAGTATTTGCTGAAAACATTGGAATTAAATGGTATTCTCCAGAGGATATATTTGTAAATAAAACATTGTCTTTTGAATTACCATATATACCTTTATCAAGTAATCCAGAAATAATTATTATGATGGGTTACCCTGGTTCTGGAAAAAGTTCAATCGCAGAAAATATATGTAAAAATGAAAAATATATTCATATAGCAGGTGATATTTATAAATCATCAAGTAAAATGAGAAAGGCATCTTTAGAATATATTTTACAATCAAAATCTATTGTATTTGATGCTACACATAGTTCTATAAAAAAACGAAGGGAGTATATTGATCTTGGTAAAAAATATAAGTATGAAGTTAAATGTATTCATATAACTACTTCATTAGATATTTCTTACAAAAGAAACATATTGCGTTGTGATAAAAAACAGGTTCCTCGAATTGCTTATTCTGTTTATAAAAAATATTATGAAGAACCAACTGAAGAAGAAGGGTTTACGTTATATAGGATATAGGTGTTGGTTATACTCAATGAAGATTTACACCGATGAAGATTTACACCCTTGGAAATTTAAAATGAACATTTTTAATTCAAATCTCTTTATAAATTTGATAAATAAATAAAAAATTGATTTTACACCTTTGGAAATTTAAAACGCCGACTTTAAGTAAATTATATTTTATTTTTAACTCTTTTAGTTAAAATTGAGTTAAAAATAGCATATTTAGTAATAGTATAGAATGCCGAAATATACTTGCGAACGATGTTTGAAAGAGTTTTCTCAAAAATCCCACTATACTAAACATCAAAATAAAAAAATACCTTGTCAAGATAATAAAAGAAAGATAGAAGAAGTTGTTGAGAATATTATAATAAATAAAAAATTGATTTCAAATAAAACTGAAAAATTAATTACACATGATACATTTCATACTCAAACTATGTCTAATTATATACAAGACATCATTAAAAAAAACAATTTTATCGTTGATGACATAAATCAACTATTACATAATGAAGGTATTGAATTCACACAACGATTAGATATTGTCATTAGTCTAATTAATTATAAATATAGTGGTGTAGAAACAAGTTGTAAAATAGACAATTGTTTAAAAAAAAAAATAATTGATATTTTTGAAACATTTACATTTGATAAAAGTGAATTGATACAAAAAATATTTATGTTTTACGGTAGTAAAACACTTAAGATTGAATTGGACCAGTTTTATACACCCATTACAATAGGTCGTTTTATAAATAGTTTATGTATTCCTAGAAAAAAAATTATAGATCCCGCTTGCGGAACAGGTGATTTATTAGTTAATTACGATGGTGATATAAATTTATGGGATGTAAGTCCCAATGTAATTAATATTTGTAAATTTAATTATAATTTGAATAACAAAGAATGTAATACAGAATGTATTAATAGTATAAAAACATATGATAGAGAAAATGGTGTATATGACTATTGCTGTTTAAATCCTCCTTTTGGGAGTTCTACGACAATTACGGACAAAGATTTATTAAATAAATATAATTTGGGTCGTGACAAGAAAAAAGAAGAAATAGGCATTTTATTTATTGAAAGAACAATGAAACTATTAAAAGAGGATGGCATTGCATTTATAATATTACCAAATGGTTATTTGGGAAATTCATCAAAAAATACCAAACATTTACGATCATATTTATTGTCATATAGAATAATATCTATCATTGAACTACCAAATAATACATTTTCTAGAAGTGGAACTGGTGTATCAACAAGTATGATAATTATACAAAAACGAAAAATGAAAGCACCATATAATATATTTATTAAAAAAATTAATAATATTGGTTATGTTTTAAACAAAAAAAATACTCCATACAAATATAAAACATTCAATGGAAATTATATATTTAAAGAAGGAAAACCTATTATTGATAATGATTTGGAAGATTGTTTTAATGAAATGTTATGGTTTATTAATAATGAAAAAATTAATAAATTATTACACGTTTCATATCGCCACAAAAAAATAGATATTGATATTGTAAATACAGACAATTTAGATGACAATATTTTAGACATCAACCGATATTTATCAACCTATACTAATGTAGTTAATAATATTTCCAATAACTATATGAAAATTGAAAATTATATTATTCCAAAAGAAACTGGTAAATTTAATATTATTAAGGGCAAAGAATATATTTATCTTGATATTAAACAGATTACAACACCTATTTATAATAAAAATAATATGATATATGGTTATGATTTACCAGGTAGAGCTAAAATAATGTTAAGAAAGAATGACATTATTGTTTCCAAATTGAAAGGTAAAATATCATTTACAATAATATTAAATGATGCAGATAATATTGTTTGCACAAATGGATTTGTATTATTAAGACCAAAAGATTATAAAAGTGCTATTATTATATTTGCAAATTTATTTAGTGATGAATTTAAGATTCAACATAACGCTTTATGTACTGGTAGTATAATGGCTAGTATTTCAGAAAAGAATATAAAAAATATATACATTAATAACAATATAAATTTATCCAAGTATGAAACAGTGGTTAATGCACTTATAACTATTAATGATGAACTATAATTGAAGATAACTTTTCATAAGTTTCTCTATCGATAATTCCGTTCACCCACATTAGACGAACACCATCATTCATTCTATCGGTTTCTGAGTAACCACCTTGACGCCTATTACAATCACCGTGTCCCCAATACATATTTCTAGGTAGGAATCTATCGTTTGGATCTCTGTGACAAATTTCAATGTAATTATCACATGATTTATATTCTGAACAATACTTCTCAATATTAATTTTCTCACCACAGTATTTACAACAATGTTCTTTTTTGTGGATAAATGGAAGGATTTTTTTCATTTCTTCAAACGATACATCATTAATACCGTCAAAATTCACGATTTGATTGATCAGTTCATGCATAGTGCTAATTAATTCAGATGGAAGACAAAAGTCTTTTGGACGAATTCCTAATGGAGCTGGATAAGATTTACTGACTTTGAATTCTTCGTATGTAATATCAATAGGAGGACACCATCTACAATTTCTATTGAAAATTTCATTTCCAAATCTCTTGTGTGTCGAAAGGGATATTTCTCCTTTTTTAAATTTATAGTAATCTGTAATTTTTATGTAAGGAGCACCTTGACTTTGTATCAACTGGAATAGTTTATCCTCGAAAATTTTTCTTACTCGTTTGTCTACCATTTCGTTGGTAATAATTTTTCTTATGTTTTTTTCTAGCGAGGTTACGACTTCTCTTGTAACAAATTCGCTTATATTAATGGGAATTGGATATGCCTCTAGATGTAAGTAGCCATCACTGTCTGGGTTAATTTCCGTAAAATTAATATCAAATTCTTCACGACTAATCTTAAAACACCTACTACTTGCACTAGTAAGCGAATTTAAAATAATCATATTGGTTTCGCTATTATATTCAATAACTATACAAGGAACTCCTTCAATCTGAAGATATTCTGGATTTTTTGAAACTCCTGTTTTGGTTTCGTAATTGCGTAGAGCTGTAAACTTGGCAAAGCAAAATTTGCTAATTGGCATTTCTTTTGAATTAGTAAAAGTTTCCATTGTGATGATATGTTGTATTATATTAAATTACTTATTTTTATTTCAATTTTGTATTGTTGTAGGTATTCTATTAGAAAAAAAATATTTCAATTTTTCACATTTCAATAATGTCAACTTTTTTGAAAAAAAAATAGAAAATTTTTTATAATTTTCTGGTGATGTGGGTGATATGATGTGTGAGTGGTATGGTGTTGTTTTTTTTGTTTCTAATTTTAATTCGTTATATTTGGTTGATGCGGGTCTTCCCGCATCCTTACTGGGACTACAAAAACCCAATTGGCAAATGGCAAAGTATTTAAAAAAATTGAAATGAAAAAAGGATAATAAAAAAAATCAACAAAAAAAAAATGTACCGAATCGAATCTCAATTTAAAACTCGTTCGGTCTAACAAATATCTTCCAACAACATAAAAAGATGGAAATGGTTGTAGTAGCAGTTTGTGAAGTGTTGAAAAATGTGTGTGTCGAGCACGAGTTAGACGTATATTCGGTATGCGACAAGCACTTGGGTGTTCGAATTTCCATTAATTCTAATGGAAGTATAAAAATACTGGGTATGGGCGATGATGAGCTGGCGCGCAAGAATGGTGTCGAACCTAATGCGCGGATAGTGCGTGACATCCCAGCGTCTGTATCCGAAGACAAGAAAGTAAATGCAGCGGAGCGCTCCGCAGCAAAGGCAACAAAGGCAGCGGAGCGCTCCGCAGCAAAGGCAGCAAAGGCAGCGGAGCGGGAGGCAGCAAAGGCAGCAAAGGCAGCGGAGCGGGAGGCAGCAAAGGCAGCAAAGGCAGCGGAGCGCTCCGCAGCAAAGGCAGCAAAGGCAGCGGAGCGGGAGGCAGCAAAGGCAGCAAAGGCAGCGGAGCGGGAGGCAGCAAAGGCAGCAAAGTCAAAAAAGGGCTCGTCACGTATCTGTGGAAAATGTGGCGAATCCGGACACAATCGTCGGACCTGTCCTGTAACAGAGGATACCAAGTCATGTTCAGGTTTGTTATCCGAGTTCAACACCGATAAATTGTCTGCGGAGGCAGCACCAGTAGCACCAGCGGATGCAGAGGTAGAAGCACCAGCGGATGCAGAGGTAGTAGCACCAGCGGATGCAGAGGTAGAAGCACCAGCGGATGCAGAGGTAGAAGCACCAGCGGATGCAGAGGTAGTAGCACCAGCGGAGGCAGAGGTAGTAGCACCAGCGGATGCAGAGGTAGAAGCAGTAGCACAAGATGCGAAGTCTGAAAAGGACATTGATGACGAACTAATGACCGAACCACCAAGCGATGATGAAAGTGTAATGTTCACACA